TCAATATTTGCAGCACCATCATTTTATAATCAAGCAGATCAAAATATTTTTACTGGTGGTGATCGTTTTATAACACAGGAAAGATTTAGATTAGGTGATCCTATTCAAAAAAATATAAGTTTTGATTCTGGTATAGGAAATACTACAGCAGCAAATATGTTACCAACTCCTTTATTTGTTCCAAGACAAAGTGGCGAAGGTGGTGGAGGAATAAGCACAACTGGTTTTGAAGAACAAAGTACAACAGCAGATGATTTTGGTTCTGGATTAAAAGGCACTGATCCTTCAATGAATATGACTCAAGAAGAAGAAGATGCTATTAACGATTTTAATAACCCTCAAGTTAGTACAGCAAGAGGTTTAACAACAGCTGGTTTAATGGCATTTGGATTTTTAAACCCTATAACTGCATTTGCTAGTCTTGCGTTTGCAAGAAACAAAGCTAAAAAAGAAGCTATGGAAAGAGCAAAAGAAGCTGCTGCTAGAGCAGAAACTGAAAGACAAGGCAGAGGTTTTGATATGGCAGGAACAGGAGATACTACTGGAGGACGGGCTGGAGGAGGAGGATTTGGCGGAAATACTGCAGGAGGATTTTCTGAATCTGACCCAAGTGCAACAGAAGGATCACATGCTGATGGTGGTAGAGTTGGATATATGATGGGAGGACTAACAAACCTAGTTGATATATATGATTGATTATAGCTTAAAAACACGATACAAAGAGGATTTAGACTAAATTATGGCAATATCTAGATCATTAATGGAAAGACAATTACGAGCCGGTGGTGGAATCATGACACTAGAAGAACCTAGACAAGGTTATTTTCTAGGTAAGATTGTAAAAAAAGCTAAGCGTGTTGTAAAGAAAGTCGCTAAATCAAAGATAGGTAAAGCTGCATTAGCAGGAGCTGCTTTATATGGATTAGGTGCTTTTGGTGCGGCCGGAGCTCCAGGAAGTGGTGGATTTTTAAATGCTTTAAGAACCGGTGGAATGCAAAATTTTGGTTTAAGTAATTTAGGTAGTGGTTTAAGTAGATTAGCTTTTGGTTTAAAAGGTGGAGAAGGTTTAGCAGGTCAGGGTCTTCTTGGAAGTGGAGGTGCTTTTTCTGGTAAAAGAGCATTTCTTACTGGTAGTGCTTTAGCAACAGCTTTACCATTTTTTATGGGTGGTGGTGAAGAAGAAGAAGGAGAACCAGAAACATCATTTACTGAAACACCAGATAGTATTGCTAACATAGTAGAACAAGCTAGACAACAAGATCCAAGTTTAAGATTTTTACCACAACCAAAATTTGTAAGAAATTTTTATGCAGCTGATGGTGGATTAGCTGACATACCAAGAGGAGGATATGCAGATGGTGGTATCATGGATCTAGGTGGTATGGAAAAAGATTATAGAACAGGTGGCTTTGTAGAACTAGGAGCTGAAGAAAGAGCTGATGATGTGCCTGCAAGACTATCTAAAA